CACCTGAATAGAGTTGGGCTCTGAGTTCTTCTATTCGAGCAGGAGGTACTTCTCCGCTCGGAATCTTTTGCGATGGGGTCCGTGGTGCAGGAGCCTCTGGGCTACGCGCTAACGCTCCTCGTAGTTTGTCTCTGGCGGCTCGGCTTAATCTACCCGCCGCTTCTTTAGCCTGGCCTGCCGCTTCTTTAACAGGACCCGGCACAAGGTCAGACGGTTTAATGAGTTCACCAGGATCATAAGCTGCCGAGTCAACAATACCTCGACGCGCTAACTCTGCGTCCATTTCTGCATCGGTTAATCGTTGAGGTGGTGTGTCGGTGAGGCCTCGGCGAGCTAACTCTGCATCCATCTCCGCATCGCTTAGTCGAGGTACGGCAGCCCTTCTCGCAGCAGCGGCTTCACCCAGCTCGTCTAAATCTAAAGATTTCGAAGGCGTCGCAGCTTCCTCGGCAGCTTGGCGTCTTTGTCGATCAAGCGCCCAGTCCTCGGCCCTCACACGACTACCCCTAACAGTAGTAGAGGCCTCGACGGGTGAGGGTAAAGGTGGTGGGTCTGCGGCAATCATTTCGGGGCCGCCGCGCTTGGTCCGCTCTAGCGAAGGTATCGGGTCCGTTGTTGTGGGGAGAGGATCTCCTTGAAGTTCTGCCTGGCGCAAGGCGCCTACCTCACGACGAACAGCCTCACCAACATCGCTTGTTTCTTGCAGCAGTTGCTGCGCCTCGTCCGTCTCCAAGACCTCCGCTTTCCGCGTTCGTGCGGGAGAGACCCGTCTTCCGGCACGGATATCAGCCGCCGCTTTCGTAGCCTCGGCAACGTCAACGTCAGTAAGAGGCTCCGTCTTCTTAGGCTTGGGCGCTCCCTCGAAAAGCACACTACGTGTCTCTTGTGAAAGTCTCTCTGGGTTCCGTTCGATAACCTCGACGAGTTCTCTTTCAGGAACTGCTTCGAGTCTGCGGCGCGCTTTGACTGCGCTCTTTACTGCGTCCGCTCCGGGGACGAACCCAATAGTAGCAGCGGCTAGCATCAAAGCATCACGGTCACTGATCGCGCTGACAAGATCCTTTATATCAATCACAATACCGGCAGGTGTAAATCCGACTGCGGTTTCAGCGGCGACCTGGCCCGCGACCTTGGCGCGTTGTTTCGTACGCTCCGCATCTTCTTTCGCTTTGGCCGCACTCAACTCATCGACTCGACCCTCGACCGATTGACGCCACCGCGCCTCTTGCTCTGGTGTCATACCAGGAGGGGGCTTCAATCCACCATGACCCTGGAAGGATTCGTACCCTGCATCAGCTTTGGCCTTGGCCTTGAGCTGGCCGTAGTCTCCCATGATGTCAGCCATTTACTTGTCTCCGTAAGAAGGACGTTCTTTCTTCTTTAAGGCGTCAATCATCTCTGTCGCCGACTGGTCTCCTTGGCGCAGGC